TTTAATGCCAGTTACTGTAAAATACAATTCATCTAAAAAAGAAATAGATCAAACTCAAATAGATATTATTTTACAAAAAATTCGAGATTTTAAAGAAGAAGGTTCAACGACTAAATGGTTTTCGGGAGACATATTAACTTTAGATTTTGCTAAATTAAAGATTGGTATGTCTTCATAAGATATAGTCTAATCCTTATTGAAAAATAAGGTAGAGGAAAATGTACAGGTAATCCTCAAATTACTTTCTTCAAAGTCGTCTACAGACGTCACACTAACTTCGCTCTCGAAGCTATTGAACAGACCTTCAACGGAACTGTTGACTTCGGACGCAAAGTTTCTTGCACTGTTTCCCGAAACGGTGATTTAATTCACAAGGTCTACCTCCAAGTTGACCTCCCTGCTCTTGCCAACTCTGGTGCTGGTGCATCCGTTGCCTGGACCCGAAACATTGGTCACGTTCTTATTGACTACGTCAACATTGAAATTGGTGGCCAAGAAATCGACCGTCACTATGGTGACTGGCTCAACATTTGGAACGAGCTTACCCAAACCGCTGAAAAGGAAGATGGTTACAACGTTATGATTGGTTCCACTGTTGCTCTTACCAACCCTGCAGCTTCCATCCCTGCTGCTACCCTTTACATTCCTTTCCAATTCTGGTTCTGCAGAAACCCTGGTCTTGCTCTTCCTCTTATTGCTCTCCAATATCATGAAGTCAAGTTCAACATTTCTTTCCGTCCAGCATCTGAATGCTACATCACCCACAACGGAAGTGCTCCTTCCTCTGGTGTCCCAAGCATTGCTAATGCCTCTCTCTACATTGACTACGTCTACCTTGACACTGATGAACGTCGTCAATTTGCTCAAGTTCAACACGAATATTTAATCGAGCAACTCCAATTCACTGGTGCTGAAGCTTATAGCAACTCCGCTGTTAAGTCCAAGCTTGCTCTTAACCACCCTTGCAAGGAACTTGTCTGGGTTCTTCAACTCGACTCTAACGTCGCTCCTAACAAGAACCGATGGGCTGATTACACTGACTCTGCCAACACTGCTAATAAGGAATACGTTGGTGATGACACTCTTGCTTCTGCTAAGCTCCAACTTAACGGACAAGACCGATTCTCCGTTCGTGATGCCACTTATTTCAACGTTGTTCAGCCATACCAACATCACACCCGATGCCCTGCAACTGGTATCTATGTGTACTCATTTGCTCTCAACCCTGAACAGCATCAACCTTCTGGAACTGTCAACATGTCCCGAATTGACAATGCCACTCTTCTCTTAGACCTTACCACTGGAACTTCCCCTATCCAACTCCGAGTCTATGCTGTGAACTACAACGTTCTCCGTATCATGGCTGGTATGGGTGGATTAGCATATTCCAATTGATCGGACTGTATTATCTTGATAGTCCTCCTAATAAAAAGTGAAAAATAAACTATTTTAATAATAATAATAATTATTAAAATGGCCGGTATGGATGAAAATGTTAAAGAACCAGTTGAAGAATATATACCTAAAAAAAGAGTTTATACAAAAGGTTCAAATTTACCAGAAGATTGTAAAATTAAAGCAGAAGATATCCCAAAATATTGTTATTATGTCAAAGCAACGAAAACAAAGGGTGATGCGTTTTGTTGTACTAAATTACATCCAAAACAAAAAGATTCTGGAAAAGATTGGACAACTACAAAATCTAAAAAAATTCCAATTGAAGAAAAATATAAACAATTATTAGAATACTTAAATAATTGTAAATAAAATTTAAAATAAAAGGTAAAACTTTTTTACTTTAATTTTTCTCGAATTTCAAAAAATTAAAATATTTATTAATAATATAAAAAAACAATGGCTGGTCGCAAAAGTTATAAGAAATCTCCTCGCTCACCAAAGGCACACTCTGTAAAACGTTCTCACAAGCGTTCTCACCCAAAGCGCAAATCTCACAAGAAGGCAAAGTCTGCAGCTTCAAGCTCATCCGCCTCCTCTTCACCTGCTCCTAAGCGAAGACGTTCCCACAAGAAGTCTAAGGCTCCTAAGAAGTCAAAGAAGTCCAAGCGCTCTGCTCCTCGCAAGTCTCGCAAGAGCAAGAAATCCAAGAAGAGCAAGAAGTCTAAGCGCTCTGCTCCTCGCAAGTCTCGCAAGTCTCGCAAGAGCAAGAAATCAAAGAAGTCTAAGGCTCGCAAATCCCGCAAGTCCAAGAAATCAAAGAAGTCTAAGGCTCGCAAGTCCCGCAAATCACGAAAGTCTCGCAAATCTCGCAAGTCCAAGAAATCAAAGAAATCTAAGGCTCGCAAGTCTCGCAAGTCACGAAAGTCTCGCAAATCCCGCAAGTCTCGCAAGTCACGAAAGGCACGCAAGTCCAAGAAATCAAAGAAATCTAAGGCTCGCAAGTCACGAAAGTCTCGCAAATCCCGCAAATCCCGCAAGTCCCGCAAGTCCAAGAAATCAAAGAAATCTAAGGCTCGCAAGTCCCGCAAATCAAAGAAGAGCAAGAAGTCAAAGAAATCTGCTCCTCGTAAGTCCAAGAAAAGCAAGAAGTCTGCTCCTCGTAAGTCCCGAAAGAGCAAGAAGTCTAAGGCTAAGAGTGCTTAAATAAATATTTAATACCTTAATTTAAATCATACTCATAATAAAAAATGATTTAAATACAAATATAATATCAGTTATATAAATATGCAAATCTTTGTTAAAACCCTTACTGGAAAGACTATTACATTAGAAGTAGAATCTTCTGATACAATTGAAAACGTTAAGGCTAAGATTCAAGATAAAGAAGGCATTTCTCCGGACCAGCAACGTCTTATTTTTGCAGGAAAACAACTAGAAGATGGACGTTCATTATCTGATTATAATATTCAAAAAGAATCTACACTTCATTTAGTTTTACGTCTAAGAGGTGGTAATTAAGTACGTTATAAATTATTATTTCATTTATATATTAACTATATAAATGACAGCTAGAGAACAAGCTATTCAAACATTATTTAAAGATGCAAGTAAAGATGTTCATAATCTTAAGAATAAACCAAGTGATACAGAGTTACTTGATTTGTATGCTAATTATAAACAAGCAACTGTTGGTGATGTTAATATAGACAAGCCATCGTTTTATATGTTCAAAGAGGTATCTAAATGGTCTGCGTGGAGTAAATTAAAGGGAGTATCTAAGCTTCAAGCTCAAGTAAATTATATTAAAATAGTAGAAGAACTTAAACAAAAGTACAATTAATTTGTTTAAAATTTATTTTATATTTCTATAATATATATAAACCATGGGGTGTGAAACAATTGTCCAGGTTTTTTTTAATATGTTATTAAATATTAGATTATACCATTGGTCCACAACAAGTTATGCTAGACATACAGGTTCAGGTGCTTTATATGACGCATTAGGTCTTTTAATTGACCAGTTTACAGAAACTTATATGGGTAGATATAAGAGACCAGAATTTAAAAGTTCATTTAATGTTCAAGTGAAACAATTCCATGATTCGAATATCTCAGAGGCTTTAAGAGAATATATTCAATTCTTAAAGTACGAAGTACCTAATTATTTAAAAGAATCAGATACAGATTTATTAAACATTAGAGATGAAATGGTTGGAGAAATTAACAAGACTTTATATTTGTTTACTCTTAATTAAAAAGTGAAAATGGTGTTTGTATTTTAAATATATCAAAAATGTTTAATACCACTTTTGATATTCGCAATGTATGGGTTATTACTCTAATAATTATAATACTTGTACTAATTTTTTATATATTTTTATCTCGAATTTTAAGGAGAAGAGATAGAATAAGACTTTATTCACATTATACTCAAACAGATCCAATAACTATAGTTGAATATGATATGTATGGTCAACCATATATAAATGGTTATCAGGCTGTGCTGTATGGTCAAGTTTAAATAAATTGAATTATAAACTAATTCTAAAATTATAGAATTAGTTAATAAAATGTGTGAACAAGAAATCAGTATTCATGATTACAAAGTATTTGTTTTTGATTTAGATAATACATTGTATCTTCATAGCGTAGATTATTCTTATAGACAAGAATATACACAGAAAATTAAAGACTTTTTACAACAATTAAAAGATAATGGTAAGATTTTATGTTTGGCAACACATAATAAGTCACCTTATAATTATTTAAGTAGAATGGATATTTATGATTTATTCCATGAAATTATATATGAAAAAAAAGATGTAAATCCATGGGATAATTCTATTTATGAATATACTAATAAGAAATATATGATACAAGAGATTATAGATAAAACGAATGTGTCAACACAAGAAGTTATCTTCTTTGATGATGTTTATTATAATGTTGATGAGGTGAAAAGTCTTGGTATTGAATCTATACGTGTATCACCTAAAACAGGAATAATATTAGAAAAAATTCGTGTTAATTAAAAAATGAAATTAATCAATACTTACTGCTTTAATATGAAAT